GCCCCCTTTCGGGGGCCCAAGGACGGCTCACGCCGGCCCAACTCTGGTGGAGGTGCGTTGTCATACGCCTTCATCTAACTCTCTACCCTTTGGGTTGGAGCCAAGAAGGAGTAAAAACATGTCCGAAGGGTACCTTTCAACTACCACAGGTAGTATGGCTGTGCCGTCTAACAAGGCGTCACTTATTGTTTCCCGTCCGGGACACAATCCATACCGCTTGGGGTCGGTACTCTTCCCTACTCGGGTCCTCTCCTTTCGGAGTGGACCTAGCTTTGACCGGCTGCTCGACCAAGGTTCCGTCTATCGTGGCGAAACCATATCTGAGCACTTTTCTAACTCATTAGCTGGTGATACTGGCCATGAGTATTCGAAAAGTAGAATGAAGAACTGGTCACTATTAAAGTGGTCCAATTCTACATTCGCCGGACTTCCTTGTGGGCCCGAACTTGGTTATTACCAAGGTTACACCGGGCACATTGGGTCTTTTGACCCACTCGTTGGTCCTTCTTGGACCAACGATTCGGAAGTAGCTCAAGCAGGTACAGCCTTTTTGGAGGCGACGTTTCCTGCCCAGAGTACTGCTAAGCTATCCCAAGATATATACGAAACCATCCGCGATGGCCTTCCAAAGGTCATCGGGACTATCGTACTTGGGCCAGTGACTCCCAGTAAGTATTCGCTTTTGCGAAAGCTTGGGGAGGAGTGGCTTAATCTCGTTTTTGGGATTAATCCTCTTCTTACCGATCTGTCTAAGACGGTTAATGCCGTTATTCAGATTGATAAGCTCATTGGACAATGGCGAAGGGACAGTGGTCGCGACATCACTAGACGTCGCGCCACACCATGGTTATCTGAGCTGACATACACGAATCAGTACAATGCTTTCACGACGGATACCGACAACCAATTTGCTGTCTGGTACACGCCTGGAGCCTCTGGTACTAGTTCGCCTGTCAAGACTGCGTCTAATTGGCGTGGTCGTGGTCAGGTAATCATGGATGAGTCCGTGACTACCAGAAAGAAGCTTTCTTTCTCCGCTCTCTACAATTACGACCTGTATGAGCTCCTTGTGGGCCCATTACCTGTCAGAACTGCAGATAAGGAGGAAGTGCTTCGAGAGACATTAAGAGAACATGTCTTTGGGCTTTCGCTTAAAGATATGCTATCTTTGCCTAACTTCTGGCAAGTCGCTTCTTGGTCCTGGCTCATCGACTGGTTCGTCAACCTCGGGCAGATGCTCGACGTTGCTAACACCTTAGATGATTCAGGGTTGACCGTGAAGTTCGCGTACGTAACTCTGGTAGAGCGCGTGATATGGGACTATAATGTCTCCGTGTCAAGCACTGCCTTTGCTACGCCGTGGATTCGTAATCAACTTGTGGACTATTACAGAGTTCGTAGGTTGAAGGCCACTCCATTTGGATTTGGGACTACATTCAGTAGTCTTACATCCTTCCAAAGCGGCGTTCTCGCTAGTCTGGCTGCAAAGTCAGGAGAGCGTCGAATCCCTCACCACCTACCTGGTGGTTAGGGTCGCTGTCCAGAACCTCTGGGCAGTATCACCCATATAGAAAGGAGCCCTGGTGGCTCTCGCAGATCCGCAGTCCATCACAATTGGGTCGGCCATCAGCCTGGGTAGAACTCAGGATGACGCCGGCACTTCCTTGTATAGGAGTGCAGATCTCCTTACGCTGGAGACGGTCTCTGCTCAGATTACGAAGGCTAAACGCCTTCGTTCGACTCTTCGAGTCGATCTGACCAAAGTCGCCGCAGATCCTATTAGTGCGGTTAACACCTCGCTTACGGGAACTGTCTCAGTAGTGTTCGATTTTCCGAATTTCGGATTTTCGGATACAGACAAGACGAATATGTGGTCGGGTATCAATACCCAGCTCACTGCTTCGACGAATCTGGTTCTACTGAAGATTCTCCATTTGGAGCACTGACGCCTTGGGGGGTCCAGACTGTTTGTTCTGGACCCCTTGGAGGTTTATGGTGCTTCGTAAGGTTGAGAGTCAGGGGATAACGCAATGTCATACCCTGATAACCCTTATCTCCGGCTCCTTTCTTCTGTCTTCCAAGACAGTTACGAGGAGTTCGGAGTAGAAACAGATCTAGATATACTTTATGTAGATCTAGGCTTCAAAGACAAGGGTCTAGAGTTCCTCACTCTGGACCTGCCGAAACTCGATGCTCTCCTTCTAGAGAGTCTCGAATTAGGTGAGTTGTCGCCTTCTTGGCCGACAATGGGTTCTGTTTTGTTCCTAAATGGAATCCTTTCTTTTGTCTTTGATCTGTCTCAAGAGCGTAAGCCCTTGAGCCTGTCAGATGATGTCCTCGAGCAGTCCAGAGCAATCCGGGCTGTTAGGCAGATTTGCCTGCTTTTCTCGAAGGTGAAGGTTCTTCCTTCTCCTGACAAGATAGTCGAGGCCATTGATGGCTGGTTCGACATAGAAGAGACGCTTAAGGATCAACGCACGTTGATCCGATCGGCTCTAAGTCCTGCGTTTCTGGCGCATTGTAACCGTTTGTACGGTCGAATGTTTCAGAGGATTGAGCACAGACTTAAGTCTGGCGACATCCCTTGGGCGCATGGACCTGGAGCAGTGGCTGAATCAGGAATTTATGGAGTTGAAAAATATTCTCAACTCTTTCCCAACTGGACGGCTCGCGCCGATAAAGTTGCGCCTAGGTGGTCTGCTACTCTCGTCAATTATGGCGAGTATGTAGACCGCGAACTAGACGATGATTTACCACTCGTCTCACCCCGTAGCGAGCATAACATGCGAGTTACGGTTGTCCCAAAGACTGCAAAGTCTCCTCGCATCATTGCTATGGAACCCACTGTTAATCAGTGGGGTCAGCAAGCTTTGATGCGCCTCTTTACTGAGGAATTATCGCACTCGCCTCGGCTTAGTGCGGTAAACTGGACCGATCAGACTCGTAACCAGCAGCTAGCCTATGAAGGTTCGCTTTTTGGTTTAGCTACACTCGATTTGAGTGAAGCTTCCGATCGACTTTCTTTGCAGGTCGTTGCTGCTATGCTTCCACCCTACTTGCGAAAGTGGGTATTTGCATTTCGCAGCACGAGAGCGAGCTTCGAGGATCGAGCTGTACAGCTCGAGAAGTTCGCTCCAATGGGGTCAGCGATGTGTTTTGTAATGGAGTCGCTTGCATTTTATGCAATTGCGACTTTTGCGCAAAACCGCGCTAAGGCTGCAAATCTCCCACCCGGGTCGCCAATCAAGCAACCCGAGTGTTCGGTTTACGGTGATGACATCATCGTAGAATCCGAATATGCTCCGAGCGTTATTGCTATGCTCGAATCCTTCGGGCTTCGGGTGAACCTCAACAAGTCTTTCTGGAGAGGTAACTTCAGAGAGTCGTGTGGAGCAGATTATTGGCACGGTTACGACGTTTCCGTCGTTCGTGTCCGTCATCTGATCGATAACGCTCCTTCACCGGATGCGATGGTGTCACTGGTCTCGACTCAAAACTTCCTATATCTTAGGGGTCTTGAGCGAGCGGCCCAGGTCCTTCGGGACTTTTGGCCGTTTGTACCAGCACATCAGGTTCCAGTGGAACAGGGCTACGCCTTTCTCTCTTCTTATGAAGAGGGAGAGATACGTTGGTCCTCCGCTCTCTGGCGTATGGAGTATAAGGCTATTAGTCTTAAACTTCGTACGCGCAATGGGAACGGCTGGAACGCGCTGCGCACTTGGTACGACTCTGCCCGCCTTCGCAGGCGAGCATCGGACCATGCGCAGCAGTATCTGGTAAGTCGGCCTCAGCCCGTGGGTCTGAGGTATCTTTACGCTCCTCGTGAGAGGAGTGTGGACGGACAGTAATGCCCGTGCGGGGTGACCCGTAAAGTAGGAG